CGAAGTAGATCGTGATCTACTAGCATAAAATAACTTTAGGGGCTGACTTAGGTTGGCCCCTTCAGCTTATCCAAAGGAAAAAATATGGCTTTGACATTTCTTTCGTTAACTAATGATGTAATCACACGTATGAATGAAGTAACACTTACCTCTACTACTTTTGCTAATGCTAGAGGTGTTCAAGTACAATGTCAAAATGCTGTCAATGAATCTATTAGATATATAAATCAAAGAGAGTTTGGATACTCTTTTAACCACTCACAAAACTCTTCTACCTTAACTCCAGGTGTGTGTAGATATACTGCACCAACAGACAGTAAATCAATAGATTATGCCACTGCTAGAATTAAGCAAGATGATGATCTTAATACTTCAGGAAATAATTTATCAGTTCTTAATTATAATGAATATATAGAAAGAAATTATCCTGCTGAAGAAGATAAAGTTGCTACAACAACTGTGAATGCTGCAGATGGATTATCTGCCTCTGTAACAACAATAACAGTTGCATCTACAACAGATTTTAGTTCTACAGGAACTTTGCACATAGGTGGAGAACAAATAACTTATACAGGTATATCAGGTAATGATTTTACAGGATGTACTAGAGGTGCAAATAGCACTACAGCAGCAGCAATAGCAAACAGCACAACAGTAACGCAGTTTGACGGTGGTGGTGTTCCTAGAAATATAGTTAGAACCCCCGATAATAATTATTTATTATACCCTTACCCAGATAAACAATATACACTTGTATTTGATTACTTTACATTTCCATCTGATCTATCAGCACATGGAGATACTACAAGTATTCCAGATAGATTTGCACCTGTAATTGTAGATGGTGCTGCTGCCTTTGTTTATCAATACCGAGGTGAGATACAACAGTATCAATTAAACTTTGCTAGATTTGAGCAAGGTATTAAGAATATGCAAAGTCTACTTATTAATAAATATGAGTATATAAGGTCTACAGTTATTCTTGCTCCTAGAGGTTCTGCTAACTTTATGGGAGGAGTTACTTCGTAATGCCAGATCTCTCTCAAGCCCAACCTGCAGCATTTAACTGTGAGGGTGGCTTAGTTTTAAATCGTTCTACGTTTCTAATGCAACCTGGTGAAGCGTTAGAGTTAGAAAACTTTGAGCCTGACATCGAAGGTGGTTACAGGAGAATAAACGGTTTTCGTAAATATGTAAATCATCAAGTACCTCAAACATCTGACTCTAGTGAAAAAATACTTATGGTTGCTAACTTTGCAGACAAAGTATTAGCAGCTAGAGGTGAAAAAATATTTAGCTCTGCATCTACTGAGCTTGCGACTAAGATTGTTTCTAGTACAGGTATGACAGGCTCTGGAACTATATCTGTAGATTCTACAACAGGATTTTCTTCTAGTGGAACTCTGCAGATTAACAGTGAAATATTTACGTATACTGGTGTTACCTCTACTAGTTTTACAGGTGTAACTCGTGCTACATCAAGCACAACTGCTGCTGATCATGCTATTGACGATGTAGTATCAGAGTCTTGGACTGAAAGAGATACTGGCAGAACTAGTGCAGGTAAATATAGTTTTGAAAGATATAACTTTGACGGTAATGAGAAGATCATTGTTGTTGATGGTGCAAATGCCCCAACTATTTTTAACTCTTCTCTATCTGCAACAGATGTTAGTGAAAGTTCTGTAGCAGGTTCTACAATAGTAGTAGCTTTCAAAGATCATATGTTTTATGCAGGTAAGTCTAGCACACCTCAGACAATTGTATTTAGTGAACCTTTTGATGAAGATGGTTTTCAAACAGCTGATGGTGCAGGAACTATTAAAGTAGACGATAATATTGTTGGACTAAAAGTATTTAGGGACTCTTTATTTATATTTTGTGAAAACAGAATATTCAAAATGACAGGATCTAGTATTAGTGACTTTGCTATGCAACCAGTTACTAGAGATATTGGCTGTGTAAATAAAGACACTATACAAGAATTTGCAGGTGACTTATTATTCCTTGGTCCTGATGGACTCAGAACTGTTGCTGCTACTGCAAGAATTGGTGATACAGCTCTTGGTGCCATTACACAAAATGTACAATCTATTTTTGATGCTAATATTAAAGACTCTACAGTTTTTGACAGTGTGGTTATTCCAGATAAAACTCAATACAGAATATTCTTTTCAAAAGCAGGACAGGGTGAGGGTTTAACAAGAGGTATTATCTGTGTTAGAAGAGCAGATAGATTTGAGTTTGCAGAAATACGTGGAGTAAAACCATCAGCTACAGATGCTTTAGTTGTCGATGGAGATGTAAGAGTTATACACGGTGATTTTTCAGGGTATGTTCATAGACAAGAAGCAGGTAATACTTTTGATGGCACAGCAATATTAGCAAGGTATAGAAGCCCTGATTTAAGTTTTGGAGATACTGGTGTTAGAAAACACATGCAAAGAGTTATCCTTAACTTTAAACCAGAGTCAGCAATAGATGCAGATTTATTTGTTCGTTATGACAACGAAGCCTCTGATTCTGCAAGACCTGCAGCATATCCTCTAGACAGTTCTCAGGTTGCAGCACAGTTTGGTTCTGCAACTTTTAGTACAACTAGCAGTGCTGCACAGTTTGTTTTTGGTGGTCCTTCACAGCCACTTGTAAGACAGTCGGTAGAAGGGTCAGGTTTTTCTGTGGCATTGAGAGTTAATGACGGTGGTACAACAGCACCATATTCCCTAAAAGGGTTTCAATTAGAATATCAAGTAGGAGCAAGACGTTAGATGGGTAATACATACACAAGACAATCTAGTTTTACAGACGGTGATGTTATTACTGCCGATCTGTTTAATAATGAATATGATCAACTTTTAGCTGCATTTGCAGCAAGCACAGGACACACTCATGATGGTACAGCCGCAGAGGGTGGTCCTATTACTAAACTTCTAGGAACTGCTATTACTATTGGTGATGGCACAACAGGCACTGACATCACAATAACTTTTGATGGTGAGACTAATGACGGTGAACTTAAATGGATGGAAGATGAGGATTACTTTGAGTTCTCTGATGATATTCTTATTGCCTCTACAGAAAAGTTACAGTTTCGTGATACTGCTATTTATATTAACTCTAGTACTGATGGTCAGCTAGATCTTGTTGCAGATACAGAAATACAGATTGCTGCTACAACAGTAGACATAAACGGTAATGTAGATGTATCAGGAACACTTACAGTTGCAGGTGCTGTAGACTTTGGTGATGCTGCTTTATCAAATGTAGGTGCAGTGCAACTAGATAGTATCGCAGGTGATGCTGACTCTAACACAAGCATAGCGTTTAGTGGATCTGACGTAATTACAATAACAACTGGTGGATCTACTGCAGCTACATTTAATGCTTCCCAAGCACTTACGCTAAGTGGCATTCTTGATATAACTCTTGATACAGATGCTAGTGATGCCACAGGAGACACAGGTGCTTTACGTGTTGAAGGTGGTGCAAGTATAGCTAAAAAATTATATGTAGGTACAGATTTAGCTGTATCTGGTTCTACTACACTTGGAGCTACATCTTTTGGTGATGCAAATATCACAAACGTAGGTAGTATTGCTCTTGATACTATTACTAATGATGGTACGGATATTACATTAGATTCTTCTAATGATATTATACTTGATGCAGCTGGTTCTGATATATTTTTAAAAAAGAATGGAACAACTTATGGCTCATTAACTGACAGTAGTGGAGAGCTTGTAATTAAGTCAGGCTCTACTCCAACTACAGCCATGACATTTAGTGGAGCTAATGTTACTATAGCAGGTGATCTCACTATTAGTGGTGATGATCTTGTAATGGGTACTAACACTGCAGGACATCTTCTCATAGCAGACGGTACAAACTTTAATCCTACTGCTGTAGGTGACTTATCTGAGATTAGCTCTGTTGCTAATGATGATGTATTTATTGCTGTAGATACATCTGGCGGTGGTCTTAAAAAGATTACACGTAGCACTATAGTTTCTGGTCTTGCTGCTACTGGTGCTGCCATATCTAACGTGGTAGATGATACTACTCCACAGTTAGGCGGTTCTCTAGATGTTAACGGAGAGGATATTGTATCTGTATCAAACGGTAATATAACACTAACACCGAATGGTTCAGGTGTTGTTAGAATAGATGGTTCTAACGGTATTGATATGCAGTCAGGTGCTATCTCTATTAAAAACTCTGGAGCACAATCGTATGTTAGATTTTATTGTGAA